GTTCTTCATCGCCCAGGCCGACACCAGCGCCAAGCCCGGCAAGTCGGACGAGTGGCGCCTCGCCGTCAAACGCGGCAGCGACGGCCGCGATGCCAAGGTCGAACGCGCACCCGAGCCGGTCAGGTTCAAGTGATGCACTCCACCCTGGAAATCATCAGCGAAGACCCCGAGAGCGCCGGGCCTGATCTGGTCAGCCTCGACGACCTCAAGCTCGCGCTTGGGATCGAGGGCACCACCGAAGATGCCACGCTGCAGGCCGCCATCACGTTTCAATCACGCATCATTGCAGAGTATTGCGAACGCCGTTTCGGGCTGGCCGAGGTGGTCGAGACGTTCACCTTCGATCGGTACGAGGACATGCTGCAGCGGCAGGCGCTGACGCTGTCGCTCTATCCGGTGGTCGAGGTGACCGAGGTCTTGAGCGCCGGCACCGGGGCAACCGACTACAGTTTCGATCCGGTCAGCGGGCGGCTGTGGATGGCCAACGGCTATTGCTGGGTCGACACCGTTACCGTCAGCTATTCCGGTGGCTACGACTTGCCGGAAGAAGCACCGGCCAGGCTGCAGCGTGCGGTGATCGACGCGGTCAACGCCGGCCGCACATCCAGTTACCGCGATCCCACCATCCGCGAAGTGCAGCATGGCGACGCGCGCGTGAGCTACTTCACGCCGTCGGTGTCATCGACGACGGGGTCGTCGGATTTCCTGTCGGCGGCGGCGGCCGAACTGATCAAGCCGTACCGGCGCCTGCACGTCGCATAGGAGGCCATCATGTCCTTGACCGGCGTTCTGCTCGGACTGATCAACATCGCCATCGTCGTCGCGATCCTGGTGCTGATTGGTTATGTGATCTTGTGGATCATGGGCATGCTCGGGTTTCCCGTGCCGGCGCCAGTGCAGAAAATCTTCATGGTCATAGTGGCGCTGATCGCGCTTTACATGATCGTGGCGTTGCTGCTGGGGATACCATCGGTGCGCATCATCGGCGCGGCTGGGCCGCTGCTGGCATGATCGACTATAGCGCGCTGCTCTATGATCCGATTCATGCCGTGCTCGGCGTGCCTGCGACCTTGACCGTCGGGGCTACCGAGGTCGCGCTCTCCGTGATCGACGACATCAAGCCGAAGGTCGAGGCAAGCAGCGGCGTGCAGACGCGGGGCGTGGAGCCTGGCGCCTTTGCCCGCGTCCCCGAACTTAACGCGCGGGGAATTGCGGTCGATGATTGCATCGGCGCAGTGCTGGCATTCAACGGACGCAGTTGGACGGTGCGCAATTTTGATCTGATCGGTAACCCGAACGGCGAGGATGCCGGCGAGGTACGGTTTCTGCTGAAGGAGGCGGCCGTTGGCTGATGTTCGTGAGGACATCCTGGCGCGGCTATTAGTGGTGGTTGCCGCCATCCCAAATCTGCGGTCGTCGCATCGCAGCAACGTGGACATTAACGAAACACAACTTCCTGCCGTCGTCGTGCTCGACGGCGACGAGGAAACCAACGACTCGACCGACCTATCGATGCGGCCAGCCAACCGGCCGACCGTCGTGCAGCTAACGCCGGGAATCATGATAGTCGATCAGGGGGAACTGGTCGGCTCCGCGCTCTCGGTGCTGCGGAGCGAACTGATCAAGCGGGTGCTGACCGATACCGAACTCAACGAACAGATAGTCAAGACCGGACGCTTCGGCAATGGCGTCATTCGCTATCTTGGATGCCAGACCGATCTCGGATGGGCGCGCGAGCTGCATGGCGCACTCGCGATGCAGTTTCTGTTCAAGTACACGCTCCGGCCCGAACAACTCTAGAAGGAGAACAGCAAATGCCCGCGAGCCCTGACGTTCAGAACTACCATATTGGAAAAGGCGTTGTAAGTTTCACAGAAACGGGTGGCTCACTTGTCGATCTTGGCAACTGTCCGTCATTTGTGTTCTCGCCCTCGGTTGAAAAAAAAGAGCACTTCAGTTCCAGAGAAGGAGTGAAGACAAAAGATTTTACTGCAGTTGTATCGGTTGCTGCCACCGTAAAATTTACGCTCGACGAGATCACGGCAGCAAACCTTTCGTTCTTCGCGCTGGGCGATGTGGATACGACCGTACCCGGCGCCATCACCATCAACGGCCTTTCCAAGACCGAGTTTACCGGCGAACTCAAGGTCGCCGGGTCCAACGACATCGGCCAGAAGATCGATTGGGTGGGGACCGTCTCGTTCGTCCCGTCCGGTGATTTCAGTTTCATCACCGACGCGGATGATTTCTCGACCATCGAGATCGAGGCCGAGGTGCAGAAAGATGCCGATGGATATTTTGGCGTCTGGACGGTTCACGATACGGTAACGCCATAAGGAAACAATCATGGCAGACCTTCTGGACATTGCGCCGTCAACCGCGGTCGAGGTCGTCAAGATCAGCGGCCAACGGATCACCGTGCATGGACTACGCACACCGGCGCTTGCTTCTATTGTGGCACGCTTTCCCGATCTGATTGGATTGTTCCTTGGTGGTTTGACCCTCGCCGACATCACCCCTAAATTTGTCGGGCAGTTTGGGGCGGCGACCGGGCCAATCATTGCGGCGGGCTGCGGCCATCTCGGCGACGAAAAATATGAACAGCACGCATCCACTGCGTTATTGCTGGAAGATCAATTGCGATTGCTCATGGCAATCATCGGTGTCACGTTCCCAAACGGGTTCGGCTTCTTCGTCGAGATGGTGACCAAGTTCACCCGAAGCATGGCGGGCGAAGAAGCAAAGATCGTGAAAGTCCGCTTGAGGAAATCGCCATCGCAATCACCGCCCTCATCCGACGCGGCTTCCCGCCAGACTATGCAATGAACCTGACGCCGCGGCAGATCACGGCCTATCTTGAATTTAGCGACAAACTCGACCGGATCGACCGCGCCAACGCGCTGACAATCGCCGCTATCGGTGCGCAGGGTGATGGCAAGATGATCGAAAAAACGATCAAGGACATCACCGGCTAATGCCCCCAAGATTCACGGTCAATACCAACGAGCCGGCCTGGCTCGCGATGATCGACGGCAAACGACGGCAATTTGCCGTCGCAGCGGTTGCGACCTTGCGTGAGACTGCCGCCAATGCCGTGCAGGAAGGGCGCCAGAATATCGGTGCCGCCGGGCCAGGGTTCAGAAAGGCAAAGTGGCAAAGCGGACTACAATATCGAACCAAGAATGCAACCAAGGATGGCGAGCCGTCAACGTCGGCCAAGGCCATCATCTTCCACAAGTACGGCATCGCTGGCGTGTTCGAACATGGTCCGACCGTCATCCATGGCAAGCCCATGCTCTGGATACCGACAACACCCGGAGGACCGACCGCCAGCCGCTCGGGTAAAAAACTGGTCTCGGCCACCGTGCGCGGGACGCCGATGATGTTCGATGACGATGATAAAGACCGGAATCGTAAGCCGCTCTACATCGGCGTGGAATCGGTGACGATCCCAGATAAGTTCCGCGTTACCGAGATTGTAAAAAAACATGTGGCGAAGTTTGCCACACTGTTCAGTAAGCATTTCAGGGACAAGTAGGCAGCGTGCACCATGGTTGAAAAACTAGCGGTTGAGATTGGACTTGAGGGTGCCGACGACATCGATCGGCAGCTTGAGATTATCCGCAATGGCTTTGCATCGCTGGGCAGGGCGGCGGTTCCTGTTGCCGTTGCTATTACTACGGGATTGATTGCCGCCACCAAGGCGTCGATTTCCTTCGCAGAGTCGATTACCAAGATTAACGAACAGGCCATGAAGCTGGGCCAGGGAATCCAGCAATTCGATCGTATGCGCCAAGCCCTGGAAGGGGCCGGGGTGTCGGCGGAAAAGGTCACCGGCTTCATGCAGAAGCTGGCGGCGACGGCGGAAAAGGCCGAGCTCGGGAAGGTCGCGCAGGCGGCGAAGGAACTGGGGGACGCGCTCTCAAGCGGTGGGTTCATATCGGGCACGTCGTCATTACGAAACCTCACCGAGGCAGCAAGGGGGGCAGGCCCGGCGGCCGTGGCCGCGCGCAAGGAGATGGAGAAGCTCGGCCTGCCGATTCCGGCGGGCGCCATATTGTCGCTGGAAGAGTTGACCACCAAGACCGGCAGTGCCGACGCCGGGCTGGCGGCATTCGTCGCACAGCTTCGGCAGATGTCGGACCCCGTGCAAGCCAACAAGGTCGCGATGGATGCGCTGGGCGTCAGCGCGACTCAACTGATTACGGCATACGATGGCCTCGGGGCCAAGGGCGTTGGAGCGATCACGCCGGACATGGTGGCCAATGCCGAATCGTTGACGGGTGCCGTCAACCGGCTGCTGGCGGCATGGGAGCGTTTCGGCTCGGTGTCGTTCTCGCCGCTCATCGTTGCTCAACTCAATGCAACGACTGCGGCTATTCAGGCCCTGCAAAACATGATTAATAGTTTTTCGTGGTCAACTTTTATCGACGGAGCCATCGCGGCCGGCAACGCGCTGAAAGCATTAACAATACCGGGATTGGTATCGAAAGCCGTAGGCGAAGCCGGGAAAAAGATGGGCTTTGCCAGCGGCGGGCTGCTCGGCGGCACCGGCACCGGCACCTCGGACAGTAATCTCGCTTGGGTCTCGCGCGGCGAGCACATCATGCCGGCGCGAGCGGTGGCACAGCCCGGCGTCCTTTCGTTCCTTGAGGCATTGCGCCGCTCGGGCGGCGATCTCGGCCGCGTGCTCAACGGCATGGGCCGGTTTGCGCTCGGCGGCATGGTCCCGCGGATGCCAGCCTATGCTGCGGGTGGCCTCGCAGGCGGCAGCAATGTCACCATCCAGTTCCCCGGCCTGCCGGCCATCGGCGGCCTGCGCGCGTCGTCTGACGTGGTCGACCAACTGCACAAGGCGGCGGCGTTGGCACAGGTCCGCTCCGGTGGCCGCAAGCCGAGCCGGTATAGCTGATGCCTGCCTATACCCTGCTCGCGATCGACGACATTGATTTCAGCCAGTACGCCGTGCGCGGCATCACCATGACGCTTGAGCCGATCGACCAGGCCAAGAACGTGGCGCGCGATTGCCGCGGCGCGCTGGCCGATATCTCGGTCGCGCAGTTCCGGCAATACAAGATCAGCGTGACCTGTACCGACCACGAGGCGCCCGCACTTGCCGGCGTGTGGCCCGGCCAGGACATCACCGTTACTTGCATCCCCGGCCTCGGTGGCGGCGATCCCGCCGACGTGCTGACCATCCTCGCCAAGGTGACGACGTGGAACACGTCGCGCGATGAGTGGGCGGCCGAGGTGGCGTGGCAGCTTGAGGCCGAGCAACGGACAGTCTGATGCCGGCCGGTCTTCCCTATTTCGCCTGGATCGATGCGAGCGAAACCACGTTCGGCCCCGAGCACATGCGCTGGGACGAGGCCGTGTTCTCGTTCACGCTGTCGCAGGAGGAGGGCGACCCGGCCAGCCTGACCGCGGTCGTTCGCCGGCCGGTCAACGTCGCTGGTGATGCGATCGGCCTGCTCGGTCCTGGCCGCAAGATATGGGCGTGGTTCGCGCTCGACTGCGGCCCTGGGCTGGTCAAGTTTCGCGGCCGCCTCGTCGGCATCCCTACCAGCATCTTTGAGGAGCTGGTGACACTGGAATTTGTGGCGCGGCCGGTCGACGTCGTGGCGCAGAAGGAGGCCCTTGCCAATACCCTGCGGGTGCTGCCGTATTACGACGAGGCGGTCATCGATCCGCAGCGGCGCAACGACCCGGATGTCGTGCTCGAAGGTTATACCGCCATCTGGCACTACGATCGCGAGACCCACGTCGTCACCGTCTCCGACGAAATACTCGGCGAGGATGGGCTGGTCGAATTTGATGGCGCCAGCGAAGACGGCAAAGTCTTATACGACGGTCTCGGGTTGACTTTGAGCAGCGGGCCATTGGCGCGCGTCGATGTCAGCGCCGAATACACCTGGACGCAGCAAGCGCGTGGCTCGGTCGACCTGACCGATTATCTGGTTTCACAATGGCCGGCAGGCTGGACCCCAGGCACCATCATTTTTTCAGCTTCGGATTGGCCGAAGCGCGGGGCCGGTCTCGGTGATGGCTGGGAGGTTGTCGACGCATCCGCGGAAGATCAATATAGTTTCGAAGTTTCCTCCAGATCGGGCGGCAGCACGAACACCGTCAAGTATGCCGGGGAGGAAGCCCACACCACGACGTTTACGGAGACGGTAAGCGGGCTCTCAACTCCAAGCCCCATCCCGGTTGCTAGTTTCCTAGGAGTTATCTCCGATGAAATAAAAGTGGGCTATGCCGAAGACGGCGACGGTAACAGGTATCAATCCTCATACAGTCGCAATGTGTCTCGCGGCAGCACTCTCATCGTACAGCAAGAAATCAAGGCGACTCTGGTGGCAGGTTACGAGGCCGCGCGGCAGTGCACCGAACGGGTGTCATTCTCTTTGTTTGCTGACGTGCAGCCGATCCTGACCGACCCCGAGGATGGCGAGGCAATGCGCATTGATGATATCCGTTCGGTCAATCTGACCGAAGGGGGGATGATCGGTGATCCGCGGCGGCGCTCCTATATTGCGACCGAGCGCGGCAATCAGAGTCTGGAACATTTGATCGCTTATGCACGGGCGCATCTGATGAAGCGGGCGCGGGCGGTACAGATTGCATTCGCGCCCAAGCTATCGCGCATGGTGGAAGTGTCGCTGCGCAAGAATGTCTTCTTGGTCGAGCCGCGTGTGGGCGAAGCCTTGGGCAAGATCGTCGGCTATTCGATCACGCTCGACGGTTCCGATGGCCGGGTCAATTGCGAGGTTCGCATCGGCTGCACCATCGGCCGCGGCGGTTCCGCAGTCGCAAGCGGCGGCGAGCCGCTCTATTGCAGCATTGATTATGCCGGTCCCGATTATCAGCAGTTTACCGGCCGGACTGTTCTGTTCGATGCCTCGGTTGGTTATGCGCCGCCGGATGCGCAGCCGAACGACGACGGCATCAACTTCCTTGGCCCGATTGCGGTCGGCGATGTGATCGAGGTGCCGCTCGTTGTCACGGTCGGGCCGGATGAGGATGACCCGACTGGCCAGCCGCCGTGGCCCGATTCGATTACCGAGACTGACGCCGAGGCGCGCGCCGAATGGATAAAACAATTTATGAACCAATTCAAAATAAAGGCAACCTTCAAGCTCAAGAGCATGACGCGCGACTTCTCCACCGATTACGAAATTGAAGTTACCGATGTGCAGATTCCGGTCGGCATTGATTTGGAGGCGGCGTGATGGCTGGCTTAGAGGTCGTCGTCCGGCCGGTCATCTTCCCCGACATCAGGCCGCGGGCGCGGCAGTCGCTACCGCCGCAGGATGATCCCGACAAGGGTTTTGCCGTGATCAAGGGCCAGCCCGCTCAAGGCGTTGGGATCAGCTACAGCATGTCTATCTCCTCTTCCAAGGCGCATCAGCAGGAGACAGAACGCCGCGTTGATGTGGTGCGGGTCTATCAGGAGGAGGAGGACGGTACGATCAACAAGCAAAATTATGTTGATATGGAAGTTGCCAACCGGATCACCACAACGGAGCCGGGGCCAGAGGGGGCCGCCCCGCGCGCGCCGGGCGATCCTTCGACGCCGTGGAATCAAGTCTCTGAGATCGAAAAGAAGGCTTATTATAAAAAATATGAAGAGTGGGAAGAAGAGGAAAAAAGAAAGATGAAACTTCTTGAACAGGACAAAATAATCAAAGCCAAAAAAGGGGGTTGATGAATGGCGATCGTGTTTGTCACGACCGGCGCGTGGGGCACTGGGACTGCAACGCCCAACAGTGCCGCGCAGGTCGATGGCAATTTTTGGGATGTCGATCAGCGCATCGTGGGCCTGACGGCCGATCTGGCCGAGGGCAAACGTATCGAGACCGTCACCTATGGGACCAATAGCATGACGTTCCATTTCACCGATGGTACGTCGCAAGTCATCCCGCTGCCGGTCGTGACCATGACGTATATGGGACCGTGGATGAACAACACGCCGTATGACCGCGGCCATATGATCACCGCCGACAACGGTTTTTATCAAGTGCTGGAACCCCATACGACGCCAGTGACACCGGCCGCGTTTGATCCCAACGCCACCGCCGGGTCTCCCGATTTCAATCCACTCTATCAGCTATGGATGCCAATCAACGATGTGAACTACGACGCTGCGATCTTCGTGCCTGGCAGCATCCAGCGCGCGCCGGACGAGCTGCTGTTTCAGGGCGTTGCCAATCAGGCCATGCGCCTTGGTGCGGGCAACGAGAATGCGTATGCCTATCTCGACATCGGCAACGATGCAGTCGGCGCGACCGCCATTGTCCTGTCGATCGAAAAGAACGGAACCGAGATCGGCACCATTACCATCGCAGCCGGCGGCCAGACCGGCAGCTTCGTTGTTCCGGC